CCGCCGAAGGAATCTTTCAGCTGCCCGCCCTGCTGCGTCAGCACCAGCAGCGGGTTCTGCCCGCCCGCCAGCTGCGTAACGATGTCCGTCATCTGCGCCGGCACCATGCGCATTGCCGCAGCGGTTTGCGCGGCCGATACGCCAGTCTTGCTGAGAGCCTGCTCGGCCGCCCGCATGCGCTCGATCATCGGCGCAGCCGCGTCCCCAACGCCAAGCTGCTGAGCTCGGTAGGCCAGCCACTCCGAGCGGGTCTTGCCGAGCTGCGACGACTCGCGCTCGAGCTGCGCCAGCAGACGCCGCCCACTTGCCTCAATCCGTTGCGAGGCATCGTTCGCCGCCTGGCCGACCGTCTTGAAGCTGCCGGCAGTGTTCGTGCCGGACGTAGCCGCCGTCTTTTCGAACGCCTTGACCGAACTCTCGGCCTTGGCGAGGCCATGCTCCAAGGACGATGAGTCGGCGCCGACCTGCAATGTGGCCTTGCCGATTACCTCTGACATATCACTCCTCGCTCATCGTCTTCAGCGCTGCGTTTTCCATCACGCGAATATCCTCGAATACCGTTGGCCACTCGGTCCGTGGGATGCCATTCATGCGCAGCACGACCGGCAGCGCGGCATAGTCCAAGCCGACAGGCCCGCCCATGCCGACGCGCCATTGCGTGCCCATCTGCACGAGTACCATCACGGCCGGCTCGGTGTCCGGCCAGATCTCGACGTCCGCAGGCGCCACGTCCTCCACAGTCAGGCCGAAGGCGGCCAACTCGCCCTCCTTCGGGGCCTTCCAGTAGAAGGCGCGGGCTGCGGCGGTCAGTTTCCCCGGCGCGCGGCGGTCAGTTCCGCCATGTAGGCCTCGAAAATGGCTTGGGCCGCAGTGTGGTAATTCTGCAGGAGTGCACCGATGGCCGCCTCGGAAAAGTCGGTGTCGACGCCTTCCCAGCCGTCAACGATTTCCAGCAGCAGCTTCGCCTCGGGCTCGTCGGACTTGGCGGCGCGCTCGAAGAACGCTTTCGCGTCGTCGCGCGTCTTGTGCTTGAACACCAGGCGCAGCTTTTCAGCTTCGCCGCCTGGCACGGCGATGGTGGCCGTGCCGACGAAGGTGGGGTTGGGGTTGAGTTTGAACATGGAATCAGGAGGCTGCGTAGCGGGTGGGTTCGCCGGTCAGCGACAGGGTCACGGTGAGCGCCATCGCCTGGTTCTTGGTGGTGGTCGGCACTTTCGAGAACGCCACGTAGGCGCGGTAATAGATCACCGAGCCGCTGGGCAACTGGAAGCGGATGGCGCGCGGCAGGCGATCATCGTTGGCCGCCTCCAGCACCGCGTACTGCGGCAGCGTGTCATCGTCGGCGATGGTCAGCGTGATCGAGCGTGCCGAACGGATCGTCGGGATCTGCTTCTCGTCTCCCGAGTCCTCCAGGAACGAGTAGTTGTAGAACTGCTGCTCGCCCCCCGAGTTGCTGGAATCCAGCACCTGCGAGATCTGCTGCCAAGCAGTGACCTCGCGCAGCGTGCCGATGCCGGTACCCGCGGGGAATTTGGTGGTATCGATCGTGTCGAGACCGGCCAGCGCCACGGAATCGGTCGTCACGCTGGCGGCCTTGGCCACGCGGCCATCGAGGCCGGACCAGCCCGATGCGACTTCGAGGATGTCGCCATCGGAGAAGCCGTGCGCTGTGGAGCTGGCCACCGGCGGCTTGGCATTGGTCAGCGCGCTGACGGTCTTCGGTGCGCCATAGGCGGAAGCGATCGAAAAGATTGCCCCGTTCGGAAGACGGACGGACATGTTGTAGCTCCAGAAAGTAAAGAACCCGCCGGAGCGGGTTGGTGGTGGATGCCCGAACGGGCGCTAAGTCGTGAACCAGATCGAGAAATCCTGCATCGAGCCGTACAGGTTCGTCTCCGTCTCCCAAGTCGACAGCGCGCCGCCGAGCGTGTCCGCCAGCAGCGGTGCCGCGCGCATCGCGTCTTCGACTTGTCGGATCAGCGTCGAGGCCGCCGAGCGGGATGTCGCCCATACCTCGATCTGGAACCGGCCGTTGCGCTTGTCCGGCACGCCGGCCAGGAAATTCAACGGCTCCCCGCCGATCTGCTGGTAGACGATGTACGGCAAGGGCGCGCTCATTGGCGCCGTGTCGGGGTAGACCCGGTTGCTCACGAGCCCCTTGAGCGCAGTGAAAATGTCTGCCTCGACCGTCATTTCGCCCTCACTGTTCCGGACAGCACCTCAGCTGTGCGTTCTACCGCCCGCTCACGCATGGCGCGAATTGCATCCTGCGCGCGGTCAAATGAGCCGCGGATGAACGGGATCGCCGGCACGCGACCGGTACGCTGCGGGATGCCGTTGACCTTCTGCACGATCCAATGGCCGTACTCGATCAGATGGCCATGCGGCGCCTTACGGGTGTTCCAGCTCACCTCGTACATCTTGACCACATCGCTCGACTTCTTCTCGGCGAACGCACGGTAGATGGCATCGCGCAACTGGCCTGGCTTGATGCCTTTGCGGGGCGCGCCGCCATAAACGGGGGCGCGGCGGCGGGCTTCGTCGTAGAACAATAGCGCCCCCGCGTGCGCTGCCGATCGGACGACGTGCTCCTTCATGTCGGCCTCCAGCTTGGCGAGCGATTCGCTCATGTCCGAGACGAGCCCGATCGTGACATTCATCGCGCCGCCCCTGTCTGGCACACCAAATCGGTGTATTCGCGGCGGCCTTCGTCAGGCAGGGCAGCCATGACGTCGTAATGCGTCGAGCCGAGCGTTACGCGCATGCCGGCGGTGATGTCCGTCCGGTAGCGGATCCGGATGCTCGCTTTCACCACCGAGACTGGTGCGTCTGCTTTGATCGTTTCCAACCCCGACTTGTGCGCCACGTCAGCCCAGACGGTCGCCACATCGGTCCAGGTCGAGACCGGCTGGCCGATTTCATCCTGGCCGTCGATGAGTCGCTGGATCGTAATGCGGCTATTCAGCTTGCCCGCCTGCATCAGTAGCTCCGGTACGGGTCGAGCAACCCGTCGACGAAGCGGCCAGGCGGCACGTACGTCTGCCCGGACGACACCGCCTCGCGCTGGGCGTACATGGCGCCGATATGCAGCAGCATCCAGGCCTTCAGCGCCGCAGGAACGGTCGTGTCGGTGTATGCGCCACAGGTAAAGGTGACCCGCACCGTGTTGCCCTCCGGCCAGGCCGTCACCGGCACCAGATACCGCTCCTCGACCAGCCGATACGCCGAACTCGACAGCGTTTGCGTCTGCCCGGCCGTGTCGCGGTAGGTGATCGAGGTGATGCCGGTCACGTTCTGGCCCAGATCGACCTCGGCCGGCAAAACATCGGCCAGCAGAATCCGACGCTGCGGGATCAGCGCGCGCTTGCATTCGCCCTCGCAGCGTTGGCGCGCGGCCGCAATCAGGCCAGTGATCAGCGTGTCCTCGGTCGAGCCGTCAACGCGCAGGTGCAACTTCGCCTCGGTCGACGCGATCGGCTCGCCCGACAGGATGGCATCAACGCGGATTTCCATGTTCTTGATTGGGTTGGCCCCTCCGGAGAGGGGCCGTCAGGATCAGGCCGGCGGGTTGGCGGTCGGAACCAGTGCCGGATGGCCCAGCAAAGCGACTGCACCAAGCAGCGCGGCGCTCGGCGTGCCGGAGTTGCCGGCCGGGGTGATGGTCAGGCGCGTGTAGCGCTTGCCGCCGACGTAGCCCAGCTTCCGGGTTTCGTTGTCGTCATCGAACTGGAAGCCGGCCAGCGCCTCAGTGCCGAGCAGGTCGGCATCGGCAACAGCAGCGGCGCCACTCATGTTCGCGGCGTCGCTCTCTTCGAGCAGCACCGTGAAGGTAGCGTCTGCATCGCCAATCGAACCGATCGCGATCAGGTAGGTCAGGGAGTCAAAGCCTTGGCGGTCGATGATCTCGCCGACGAGCGCCGTGTTGTCTGCCGACGAAACGGGAGACAGCACGCGCTTGACGTGGACATTGTTGGTCAGGTCTTTCATGGAAGCGTCCTTTCAGATGTGAGAAAGCCCGCGCTAGGCGAGCTTCGGCGTCGGATTAGCTGGCAAACTGCAGGAACTTCACGGCTTCGAAGTTCACGGCGCCAGCGCCGGTACGCTTCGTGCTGTAGAAGCGGATGTACGGCTTGGCCGTGTACGGGTCGCGCAGGGTGCGAACGCCGATGCGGTCAACGATGGTGTAAGCCTCGCGGAAATCGCCAAAGGCCGCCGACAGCGAGTTCGCGCCGAGGGCCGGCACGAACTGGTCGATGGTCACGGCGTAGCCCAGCAGGCGGTCAGGCTGGCCGGCCTGCAGGCTCGGCTCCCACAGGTAGCGGTCGCTGGTCGCTTCCTTCATCTTGCGCAGCTTCGTGCGGACCTCGCGGCGCATCAGCCACGATGCGTTCTGCAGATAGGCATCGCGGAACGCGCCGATCAGATCCTGCAGCGGGTCAGCCTTGGTTGCTGCGAAGTCGCCGTTCGCGCCGGTCTTGACGTGTTCGAACGTGCCCCAGGCACGGGTGTCGTCGCCAGTCGCCGCGGTCGCATAGCTGAATAGACCGCGCGGCTTTCCGACGCCGTCACCGGTGATGAAGCCGGCCGACTCGACGCGCGCGAACTTGTCCGCCACCTTGTCAGCAAGCCAGGCCTCCACATCGGTGGCCGCATCATCGATCAGCTTCTGGGTGACCTTCGGCTGGGCGTACATCTCGTGCGCCTCGATGCGGTACTTGCCAACCTGCGGGGTGTCGGTGTCGTTGCGAGCACCCATTTCCGAGACCCAACCGGCGTCGGCTTCGTCGTTGTCAACGATGCCTTCCAGGGCGTCGGTGCTGATGGTGATGACGTTTGCCAGTTGGCGGATGGGCGAGCGCTCCCATACGCGCTTCACCATGCGGCCAACAGTCGGAGCCGGCAGCAGGTAGCCGCCATCCGGGTCGGAGCCAGCCGACAGCGCCTTGCGCTCATCGGCGGACAGGCGTTCCACGTCGCCATGGCGGATCATCGAGAAAAACGCGCTCTTGTACTGCTTGTACTGGTCTACCGACACTTCAGCGGGAACGGAGCGGCCCTTCGACTGGAAGTCAGCGCGCAGCATGGCGTTCCAGCTCTTGGCTTCCGCCTCAAGGTCGGCCTTCTCGCCGCCGCCCGCTCCGGGGCGCTGCGACTGCAGCACGAACTTCTCGAAATCGGCCTTCAGCTCGGACAGCTTGTCCATGTCCTCGCTGATCTTGGCGAGCTTGG